ATTGAATTGTCACAGGACAGTCGACTGAATTTCACGATGGATGATAAACAAAATGGCGTAAATCATCTGGTCGTAACCGGAAAAGGGGAAATGCAGGAGAGGAACATATTCCATCTGTATGTGCAGAAAGATGGAAGCATTGGAAAGACGCAGTATTACAAAGGACTGAATGAGATCTCAGCAGTATACGAAAATACGAGCACAGAAACAGCAGAGCTGGAGAAAACGTCCGCGGAACAATTGCAGAAGCTGATGAATAAAAAGACATTTCAGATGGATGTTGCAAAGCTTGGAATCGAGGTTGGGATCGGAGATATTGTCGGTGGCAGGGATTACCTGACTGGGATGTATATGTCAAAACCTATCGAAAATATCATTTATGAGATTACGAATGATGTGGAATCAATTACTTATAAACTGGAAGGAGAAGATGAAGAATGAAAATTGTATCTGGAAGAACCGGATCACCACATGTGACTTCGCAGCAGTTCCGGCAGATGCTGGAGGGGATTATCGGGCAGGGGAGTTATATTATAACAAGTGGAGAGAATCTGAAACCGGAACTTAGCAGTAATAATCTGCTGAAAATCCGAAGTGGGATGATGGCGCATCACGGCTGTATATCTTGCGTGGACATTGGTACTTATGATGAGGTTACACTGACAAATGGTAGTCAGGGAATGAAAAGGATTGATCTTATTGTAAATCGGTATACCAGAAATGCAGAGACAGAGGTTGAAAACTGTAGTTGGAAGGTAATCCAGGGAAAACCGGTTGCAAGTAATCCGGCAGTGCCGGCATACACTTCGGGAAATTTGCAGAATGGAGATCTTGTGGATGAATGCCCGGCTTTTGAAGTGCATTATGATGGAATCAATGTTACAGAAGTGAAGAGTTTGTTGAGTGTGACGGATGGACTTTCTGGATTAAGTAGAAAATTGACAAATACGAATACGAATCTTGCAAAAGCCAACACTGTTTTAGAGAATAGGAAACCAATATTCATTGATTCAACGTCAACAGGAAGTGTTACATTTGACACAACCAATTTTTTAAAATCCGGCATTACGTATGCATTTGTTGTTGCAGTAAACTCGAACTTGAATAGTGGGACTTACGCGCAAGAAATCACTTGCAAGTTGAATGATGTTATAATTGGAAAAAACGGGAATTACTACACACTGACATCCATTTTTTCCGGAAAATGTTCCAAGGGTGATAGAATTCATATCACATCATACAAAAATGGTGGAAACTGGAGTGGTTGGGGTACTAGATGTATTTTTATTCCACTTTCTTAACACTACACACATATATAACAAAACTGGAAATAAAAGGTAGAATTTGCAGAGACTTGCTTATGACGAACTGATTGTATATGGAAAAGGAGCGAAAGAAAGGGCGGTGTACATCAATGAACGAACCAATATGTACCTGAAAGAATATCTGGAAAGCAGAAAAGATAATAATCCGGCACTATTTGTCGGAAGCAAGAAACCGAATAGCCGGCTGACGAAAACAGGAATTGAGGATATCATCCGGCGGATTGGAGAGAAGGCGGGCGTAGAAAATGCGCATCCGCATCGATTCCGGAGGACGGCTCTGACAAATGCATTGAACCGCGGAATGCCTCTGCAGGAGGCTATGATATTTGCGGGACACGCAAAGTCAGAGACAACCATGCGATATTGTACAGTGAATCAGGAAGGTGTACGGTATCATCACTTTAAATATTTAAGCGCATAAGTAAATAAACTTATTTATTTACACTCGGCATTGGTCGGGTGTTTTTGTTATGCGCTTTTATATATGTAACTTTATCAACCAGTTAAAGGAGGGATTCTGAACTAAGTAGCAATTTTAGTTCAGAATCCCTCTAAAAAGAAGAAAGGGGCAAACAGAAAAATGAAAATCACATTCAATGATGGTCAGGAACTGCAGATCCAGCAGGTCACTGAGCAGACGGATGGCGCACTT